TGTTGAAGCGTTAGCAGCAATAGATAATTGTTTAGCAACCGCCATTCCGTCAATAGTCATATTTACTTGCGCAGCATTTGCTGTTGGATTAGAAAATATCGCGTTAGTTACAATGCCGTTAGTTGAAGCAGCAAGTGTATAGTTATCAGGATATTTACAAAACGCGCCCTGAGAAATAGCGGTTGAAGCAAGAGTTGTTGTTGCTGAAATATAAGTAAATAGTGTTGATGAAGGCACTGCGGTCACAACATAAGTTCCGTCTGTTGCTGTTTGCCCAACATTTACGCGAACAATATCGCCAATAGCCAAACCATGCGCAGAGCCAGTTGTAATAATTGCCGTATTAGCAACAACCGCCACATTTGAAATTGTTCCGCCTACTGTTACGCCTGAATTAAAAATTGCTGAACCATTTGGAGTTACTGAGGCTGAACCAATATTTCCCGTTGTTACAACATAAGTGCAAGTGTTTAATCCAGCAAAAGAGTTTACTGGAAATAATCCGTCATAAGAAGCGCCAACGCCTTGAACTGAAATAAGTGTGCCAACCTGAGTAAGTCCGTGGTTAGAGCCAAAAGTTAAAGTAACAAGGTTAGATGTAAGCGCTGCCGTAGTAACCGTGCGGTTCACATTTGTTGTGCCGTAAGCAGGATTGCCTCTGTAAAAAACTGCCGGTGTATTAGTTGCCATTTAGTATGCTCCCATAATGAACTCGTATTCAAGGCTTGCAGCGTCTATGCCACCTGTGAGTAGATTACCACTAGAATCAAATCCGTTCAGGACTGTTCCTGAACTATTGACAATCTGTAATGCATTACCTGTTTGACCCGCTAATAATTGAATGCGAACTGGCACAAGTGCGTTAGTAGAAGCGCCTAATACAACCTCGTCTATCTCGGTGCGAAGTCTAGTATTTGTAATGTTTGCGTTTACGATTGAAGTAGCGCCTGCAGCCACCGCTACGGTGGCTAGAGAAATGGAGTTAGTTGGAGTTGCTGGGGCAGTAGGACTGACTGCTGGAGTTCCCGCTACAACATTAAAAGCAATAGTGTTAGTTGTGCCCGTATAAGCAGAATCACTTACTGTTACGCAAACGCGGTCAATTCTAGGATTAGTTGGGTCGGCTGCGGTAATTGTGGCTGTTGTTGCAGCGTCGTTATAAAAACTATATGCACCCATATTGCTTGTAAAATCACCAACAATAATTCCCCAACCTGTTGCAATAGATACGCTCATAGCAGGAGAGGCTGATTGGGATACGGCTAAATCGTTAGTTCTGCGAACACCTGATTGCGCCCAAACAATTTGATTGGCAGTTAATCTGTCATTTTCAGCCGTGTGGCTACCATTTTGTAACCAACTGGGCGGGGTTCTAAGTGCCATTTATTCTCCTAGAGGTAGGCGTTACGCCAAGTTATTGTAGCGGAAGTAGCACCTGTTGTACCCGTTCCATAATAATAAAATTGGCTTGTACCAGGTGGGGCAGTTAGCCAAGTAGAGGTAGCCGTTAAAAGGTTTCTAGCAGGTGACCCATTTAAGGTAACAAGCCTATCTAATAGGTTAATAACGCAAACATCGGTGTCTACAAAGGTGTAATTGAAAAACATATATTGACCCTGTGTGTAGTTTCCAAATACTGGATTTACTATTGGACCGCTAAATGTAATTGTTGGATAAGTAGTTGCCCAACCGCTATTTAATACGCTAGTAAATGGTCCACTACCGTTGAGATATACCAAATTATATGTTCGATTATATGTGCGCCCTAATGCCCCGCCAAGGGACATGGTAGCGGTTTGTAAAGTAGTGTCGTAAATAATTGGAATAGGGCAATAAAAATCTACTTGGCAAGTTATGTAGCCATAGGTGTAGTTAGGGTCAATAGTAGTTCTAAATGCGCGAACACGGGCATTTATAAATTGTTCATTATTCGGTGCAGGTAATAAAAAGTAAAGTGGGGTAGTTCCTGATACTTGGGGAAGCAAAGCCCTTTGTAAAGTATTTAAGTTTGTTTGTGCTGAGGTCGCTCCTGAACCAAAGACATTCATAATAATACTTATAGTTCTGCTACCTAAGAAATCCTGACCAGTAAACATGCCGTCGTTATAGCCACGGTTATCATCTTGGTTTCGGATAACAGGCAAACCCTCTAATCCGTCTACGCTTAATATCTGAAAAGGAGAACCAGCGCCACCAAAAGTTTGGCTATTAAATGAAAACTGATATTGGGTTGTTATTGGCATTAGGCGCCTACCGTAACAGTTTGTCCGTATTTAATTGCTCGCACGGTCATGTGTGTAATTTCGTCTGCATCAACATTTGATGACACATTATTTGTAATGTTAAATGTTGAACCGTTATTTCTTTCACTTTCGCGAAATCTTTGTAAGTCGCTTGTTGTAGTTTTACCGTACAAAGAATTATCAGAATAAGCACCGCCACCGCTTACGCCACCGCTAGTAAAGCCAAAGCCAGCCATTAAAGCCATAAGTTCGGTTATTTTTGATATGGTTGAATCTATATCTGCGTTAATACCTGCCATGGTTTTATTAAAGTCATAAGCCATTTCCGCTAGGTCGGCTGCTAAATCTTTTTGTAGTTCGGCAAAAGCCTCTTGGAAATCTAAAGCAATTTCGGCAAGCGTGTCGGTTAATTCTTTTTGTATTTCTGCTAAGTCCTCAGTTAATTGTTTTTGAGCCTCAGCCATTTTACTTGTGAATTCTGTTGCTAATTCGGCTAAGGTCAAATTTAAGTCAGTTGTTACCTGCGCGTAGGCTTTGGTTAATTCTTCGGTGGCTAAGGTAAGCCCAGTATTCATACTTAGGGCTAAAGTATCTATGCCATGATTAGAGGTTTCCTCAACCTGAGCAAATAGTGTTTGTAATTCGGTTATGGCTTCGGGGGTTGCTTCATTTATCTGCTTGGCTAATTGTGAGCCAACCTCGGTTCCCTGACCAACAACCTGTTCAATAAAGGTTTGACTAAATCCTTTTTCTTTTAGTCCCTGAGCGCCTGTTTGTAACGCCTTTGAACTAGCCAGTTTATCTTTAAGTTTCTGAATGATATTGCCTACGGTAGCGTCTTCGGGCTTATCGCCTCCTAGAAGGTCGCTAAATGCCTTGCCTATGTCTAAGGCTGAGGCAGACCTAAATACATCTCTTAAACGGTCAATAGAGGTCTGAATAATGCTTTGACGCTTATCGGCAGCCTCTTTATTGGCTTGGAGAATAGCCTTTTGATTATCTAATTCAATCTTTAGTTTGGTTTCGGCATAGTTTTTGCGAGCAGATATTTCAGCCTCTTGTGCACGCTTAGTTGCTTCAACAATTTTCTTATCGCGGTCTTTTACCAATTTGGCATAATCGTCAGCGTATTTAGCGTTGCGTTTACCTACTTCACGGTTATATTCGGTAGTTGTATCTAGGGCTTTAGCCTCTAAATCTTTCATATCCCCGTAATAACCTTTTAAGGTTTCAAGGTTTTTTTCTAATTCTTTTTTAGCGTCTTCTGCATTCTTTTTGCTTCCGACCATACCTTTGCCGTCAGGGGCAAGCGCGCCACCCATTAACCCGCCTGTTATGTCTTTTACTTTAGGAAGGGAAGGCATGCTGATTTTTTTGTTAGATAGTTTGTCTAAGTTATCGCCAAACTTTCTTACATCATTTGCTGATTCATTTACTGCCTTGGCTATCCCCTTAAACTTTTCGCCTATGCCAGGGATTTTGGTTATGAGGTTAAGCATTGTGCCGATTCCACCAATTACATACCCAATAGCATTTATAACAAGTTGTAATCCTTTAATTACTGTTTTGCGAAAACCCTCAAAGGTATTCCACGCTTTGATAAAGCCCGCTACTAATAAAGCAATTGCTGCAACTACGGCTATGATAATTAAAGTAGTTGGGTTCATAGCAGCCACTTTATTAAATAAACCCTGAATAGCGGTAGCCACTTTGACGGCTGTTGTATATGTTTTCCATGCTGTAACCGCAATTAAAATAGTGGCTACAAAACCCAATATTGCTTCTTTATTTTTGCTAATAAACGATATAAGGGGTTTAATGTATTTATTTATTATGTCGCCAATAATCTTGCCTAATTTAAGAAGGGCTGGTTGTAGGCTCGTAACCAAATCACGCGCCCAATCTTGAACTTTATCTTTGGCTCTAAATACTGCGCCAGCAAAAGTATCGCCTGCAGCCTTTGCAGCGCCTCCTGTTTGTATTGTTAATTCTTTTAATACAAGTTTCTGCGCACCCATAACATCGCCAGCCTGAACCAACGCTTTAATTTGGTCTTTTTGCGCTTGGGTAAATTGAACGCCCATTTTAGATAATGCCATAACGCCTTTTATCGGGTCATTTAACGCTTTGCCTAAACGAACGGCAGAGGAAGTTACATCTCCGCCAAAACGAGCAGACATATCTAGTGCAGCCTTTGTAGCCTGATTAAATATATCGTTTCCTTCGCCAACCACATTTCGCACATTGGTAAAAGTAGCAATTAAGTTTTGGCTCTTAATAATTGCGTTCTCATCTGCAACACCATAAGCCTCTAATGACGCTGCTAATTCTTTTACTCCCGTTACGCTAATACCAGCAATATTTCCAGTTGTGGCAATAACTGCTTGGGTATCTTTTAATACTTTTTCATAATCTTGTGCGTCTTGTATTGCGCCTCTAACTGTTCCGCTTAAAGCATTAAATCCTTGTGTTAATAAATTGCCCCCGAACACACCAGCCATAAGTGTTTTAAGGCGTGTAAATGTTGCGCCCTGTTTTTCTACTGTTGAGCCAAGACCCTTCATTTGTTTTTCTACATTCGCAAGGCTCGCTCGTATCTTGCTAGTTTCTAATTGTAATTCAATGAGAATTGGGGGAATTGCGCTTGCCATTTTATCCCCTCATTTTGGAACGAAACGCCTGAGTAAGCACTCTGTTTAGCGTTCCGTCTTTCTTTAATTTGTTTACGGCTGGAACCATATAAGGATATTTTACTCCTGATTTCCAACGAGATGAGCCAAATTCAACCGCCCGCGCATATTCAGCATTAGAGGATACAACAGCAACATACGAACCAAAACCAACTCTGACCTCAGAAGTAATGTTTCTAAACAAATTGCCCGTTACATAGTTTGGACCTGGTCCTGAACCCGCAATTCTAGGCTCACCTGGTTTATGTACCCCTGTTTTTGCGTTGCGTTTGGCTTGATTTTCTACTGCTATACCCACTTTGCCAATAGCATATTTAGCAGCAAGTTCTATGTTTTTTTCCTCTAGGTCTAAACCTTTTAACACTTCGGATAGATTTTTAATACGAAAACTCATGCGCGTTCTATCCTTTCGGCTTTGACTTTATCTATCATGCTAGATATTGCTAACAACCAGTCAGAGGTAATGGCGGGTAACTCATCTACTTGCTGAGGTGTCCAACCAAATCTGTCTGCCATTTGATAGTAATACCAGTATTCGTCGGGGTAAACGAGCCTATCGCTTCTCGTTCCCCCTTCGACCAACCATTTTAGTCTTTCGAGTTGACGAAAGGGCTATCAGGATTTTGGGCTGATTCAGGGGTTTCGGAGAGGTTTGGGAATAACGCTTTTTGAGCGTCTTTAGTTTCTTCAACAAGGAAATCATAATCTGCCATTTCTAATTCGCCAAGAGAATCTATTGCTATTGAAGGAATGATTAAATCAAAAGACCAATCCTGAATTAACATAGCAACAAGTGCGTCACCTAATGCAAGTGCTTTAGATAAATCGCCCTGTGCTGAATCGCTTGCCATTACAACTCTTTTACGGTCTTTGACGCGAAGTGTTTTTGGGTCTTTTAATGTAACTGTTGCGCCTGACGGTAATGTTATTTTTTTACTCATTATGCCTCCATAGTTTAGTTTGCCTTCCAATATCTTATCTTATTGGGAGTAGGAGCGCGGGAAGCGGGAAGGCGTGCGCTTCAACCTGACCGCTCCTACTCTGAGATTAGTTATGCGTATGTACCGCTTGCTTTGGCGTTCTGTAATACCCATTTGATTGGGGCTTGACCGCCTGTTGAACCAGCGTCTGTTGTGTTACCGATACCGTTTACATCAACCATGATTTGAACAAAATCAGCACCACGGTCAATTGCTGCAGCCGTGTAAGCACCCCTTGTAATGGTTGCTTGTAATTGAACTAGGGCTGCGCCAGTACCGTATTGCCAGTTAAGAACAATAGCAGGCTGAGTATTTGTTAAGAAACGGGTAAGTTCTGTGTTGTCTTCCATAATGAAGGTGAACTTGCCTGTTACATCTAGTGCGCCTACAAACACATTGTAAGGATTTTGTGTCTGCGAAATGCCGTAGATAGGTGTAACTGGGCGGGTCATATCTAGGTTTCCGCTTACGGAATTAGATACTGTTGAACCACCGATAGATACTGTTCCTTGCCAAACTGGGGTTGGTAAGACTGATGAGAATGAAGGTGTTGGTGTTGTAGCGGAAGCAGAAGCCCAACCTGTTGCTTTTGTATCATATTCAAGCATTCCGTCAGCATTAAACTTTAATGAGAAATCATGAAATTGGATACCAGCATACTTGCGACACTCGGCTGCATAAAAATCAGTTAATGTGTAAGAAATTGGTTGTGCGTCTGCGCCTGTTGCTTGTGAGTTCTTTAGAGATATGGTGTGAGTAAATGGTGCGCTCGCGCCCGTTGTTGCTACTGAACCCATAATTCCAGCGATTGAATAACCGACTGTGTCAGGAAATACTGAGCCACCAAAATCAAAAGTGGAACGAGTACGACCTGGAATATAGTTGTAGTTTTCTACAAGAGAACCACGAAGACCCTTATCAAATAATGGGTCAATAATATCTACTGGCTTTAATGAATCAGCCATGACTGGGATAAAGTCTGTTGGTGCAACAGCAGTTCCCTTAGTTGCTTCCTTAGCAATACCTATATAACTGCGTACGGAATTTTGTACTGACATTTCACTCTCCTACGGTCTTGTCTGACGGGGCAGACATGGTTGGTTTTGGTTTCGTGCTTCCCGTAGAGGCTAATGCCACACCTTCGGCTGCAAAACCTTCGGGTGCTTCGAACTCTGAATCGGGTTGAACGGTAATTCCAAGCGTAGGAAATACGCGTTCGTCATAGCCATTGTATCTATATTTTGTCATGTTTCTCCTATGCTTGAATCATTTCCGTTACATCAAATTGTATCTCAGCAAAGGTTTCTGTTGCGCCTTCATTGCTAGTGCTTGGTTCTCCATAGGTTGTGCTTATTACTGGCTCCGCTCCTTGCCATACAAGAGTGCCTGTTGTATCCCCAAACCTATGGTCTGAGCGTAATCTTGTTTTAATGTTGTCTATTAAAGTATCAAAGTCGGTCATAGCGTCTTCTGCGTTGCGTTGTAAGGAGTGTTGGAAGACTTGCAGGATAACGCTGTAATCTACGCGCTTCCAACCGCTAGTTGCGCCCCCAATAGCCAAACGAGTTTCGCTTTCGCTTTGAATATAAATAACAACGGCTGCGCGTGATAACTGACCTGCTGTTGAGCCAACCTGATAGTTAATACGCTTAGGAAAAGAAGTAAAAACTTGATTTAAGGTAGCAATAGGCGGGGTTGTAAGAAATGTGTATAGCGTAGAGCGAACGCCTGTGCGACCTGCCATTATCTAATCCTTCTGTAAAGAGCAACCATATCTAAGGCTAGGGCTAAGTCTGAGCCAAATCGTTGTGCGCCATTTACATTCCCTGACGCTTGTGTAGTTATAGCCATGGTCAAAGAATTATCTCCGCGAACTTTAATAAGAGCGGTTGTAGCCAATATGGTCGCTTGTTTTATTGCATTAGGTAAATTACCTATTGCTACTCCGCTTGTGTGTGTATATGTTAATGCTGAGGTTAAGGGAACTGTTGTTGAGCCATAAGTGTATGTGCTTGCTACGGTAATAGTTTCGCTACTTGCACCATCAAATATGCGGTATGACTCACCTGCAATAAATCCTGCCCCACTTAAAACTGTGAGTGTTGTCTGTGTGGCTGTTGCTGTAACTATTGTTGTGTTTACATAGCCCGCAACATAGGTGTATTTAGTAAAGATAGGTGTACGCGCCCCTACGCCCCCAAATGCTAGCGGTCCCTGACTTGAATAGGTGAGTTGGCTATCTGATACGGGAATAATGATTTGCTGGTCTTCGAACCAACATGTTGAGGGGTCAGTCAAAGTAGTTAAATTGTTAGGTGTTGAGCCGTATTGAAAACTGCTTAAAGAAATTATCGGATTGTGGTTTGGGTGTAAAGCAATATAGCCTTGATTATTAAATCTAGTTCTTTGTGTTTCGGTGCGAGTTTGTGCGGTCAAATCTTGATTTAAATACTCATTTAAGTATGAAGTAGCGCGAAGAATAACGCGCGCCAATTCTGCGTCTTGCGCTCCTGAGTTTCCGCCTACAACAAGATTGTCAAAGTCAATAGAGGTAGGAGCATTTTTATACTCGGCTATTGTTAAATATGGGTATTCGTTAAACCCCGTATTGCTTGTTACACCCGTTGCCATTTATTCTCCGTCTGTTGCTATATCGTTAGATTCAATTCCACAACGCCCGCATTTGCGAAACCAACCGTTAAAACCACATTCTACGCAAGTAAATCCTCTTTTGTTGTCGCCTTTAGAATGAGGATTTAATGAAGCCTCAAAGTAACCTTCTGATTTCATAGCCCGAGCATGACTAGGACTTTCAACATTATAAATGCCACCTTTATCGGGGCGATAAGTTGTTCCGCCAATTACTGTTTCCCTTACACCTCTATCGGGTGCTACATATCTTCCCATTTGCCTCTCCTAACTTATTAAAAAGGGGTGCGCCTTTTTATCGGACACACCCCTTCTTTATTTAATTGTTAAGCGTTTACGATTCCTGAAACTGCGCCATTCCATGCTGGAGCGGTGCAGAAGAAAGTGCCACGGAAGTAAGTGCTGAACTCATAAGCAAACTGGGTTACAGGCCATTGAATGCCCATGTAATCCTGTACTAGGAAGTTAGCCCAAACATCTGAGACCTCTGTGTCAGGGATTGGAAGTGTAAATGATAGAACAGGTGATACGCCTTGTGGCAACCATGGGTGAACCATTAGGTCTACCGCTTTACCTGTTACTTCATTTTGTAGTCCAGTTACGATTGAACCGTAAGTTGTTCCACTTGTACCTGGTTCGTTAATTACTAAGCGATAGTTAGCAGTTGAACCACTCTTAATTGCGTCAGATAGTTGCTTACGGTCATTTCCGTTTAGCAATACCATGTCAGGGTCAGCCTTTACACTTGCGTAAAGTTGAGCAAACACGGTCTGATATTCAGAACCTGGGTTAGAGGTTGAGAATGTGCTGTTAATTGAGTTGTTGTATCCGCTGTTAGCACCTAGAACTGTTGGCAAAATGCCGTCATATCCAGTTGCGTAAGCAGAAGTATCTGCGCTAGCACGGCTGGCTGCAGCGCCAGTTGTTGTAAAGGCTGCATTGTTGCCAGTTAGACCAGTTGCAGAAGCGCCTTGAATTGTAAATGTACCAGTTCCCTTTAGAGTTCCTTGATACTTCAAGTTTGCTGCGCCTGTTGCTGTTCCAACATAAATGTTGTAACCAAGTGCACCTGATACTGCGGTTGATACTGTAACTGTTAGAACATCGCCTGCAGCAACTGTTTCTGAAACTTCAGTTCCTAGAATTGACTCACCAAAACCTGAACCTGAAATACCTGCGTCTGCAGTTACGTTAATGTAATAGGTGTTTGCAGCCAAAGCAGTTTGTGAACCACTTGCTACTGGTGAAGCCTTTGTAAATGTTGGTGCAGATAGTGCGCCTGAATATCCTGACGCAGTTCCGCGTGCCATTAACATCATGCGCTCTTCCATAAGCATTGTTGCATATAGAGTTGAGGTTGATGATAGTTGGCGAAGGTCTTGATAACCCAAACCTGAGAAGTTAGCGTCAAATGACACGCTGTCAGATAGTGAGTATGAGTTGTAAGGCAGGATTAAATCATCTGCAGCGTAAGCAATTTTTGGACCACGCTCAAAGTTGATTGAACCGAATGCAGTTGTAGTGCTTTCAGTAATTCCAGGCCATGTGTTGCCTACTCCACCTGTTCCTGTACCTGTGTAACCAAGAATTCTCTTGACACGGTGTGAGGTTCCTACACCCTTCTTACGCGGAATGCGATTGCGAAGTGGTGTTGGACGAGGGGTTAGGAGTTTTGCTGGTGCTTCCAAATCAAATGCAGCGAAAGAAGTTGAAAGAGGACTTGTTAAAGTAATATCTTTCTGAATTTCCTGCATAGCCATTCTCTGAGCAGTAAGCGCGTTGTTTAGACTTGCGCTTGCGTCAGCAGATAGACCTTTGGATAGAGTTAGTTGTTCTAATTGAGCGACTGGGTCTGACTCAGGTGCTAAACCAGGTACGGTTTGCGCACGGCTAAGGGACTTACCAAGAGAACCTAGGTACTCTTCGTGGCGCTCTGCAGCCTCTCTTGGAGAGGCGTCACCGAATAAATCGGTTGCGCGAGGCATTTCTGCCATTTGGTTTCCTTTCGTTAGTTAGCGTCAGGGGTAGTTGCTTTGGCTAAAAACTCTTTAGCCAATTCTTTGTATCCCTTTGCCAATAGTGGGTCGGTAGACGCGTTAGCCTTTGCCTGATAGACATTGGCTTTCGTTAGTAAATCGTTAGAAGCGTCTGCTGGTTTGTGTGTCCGCTTTGGACCACCACCCGCAACCAAAGACTTTGCCTTTGCTAACTCAGACTCTAAAGATACTGCTTTCGCTTCTACCGCCTCTTTTGCGGATACAAGTGACGCAATCTCTGCTCTTATTGAATCAGTAGCACTTTGTACAGCCTTTTCTACAATTGCTTCTACATCTGCGGATATTTCTTCCTCAGAATTCTCTTTTGTTTCTTCTGTTTTGGTTTCCTCAACAGGGGTATCGGTTACAGGTGTTTCCGCAACGGTTTCTTCTCCCTCTGCTGACTTAGGGGTTTCGGAAGGCGAAACCATTTGTGCGGTAGATACATTTGAAGGCTTAGCAACATTAGCAAAATCATTTGTTGTTGTTGCGCCATGATTATCTTGCGGAGTTCCGCAACCACATTCTAAACACTTATGAGTTTTAGCAGATTTTTCTGCCTCATCATCAACAGGTTCTTCATCATCTGTCTTAGTCATTGACTTTCCGTCATGCTCTTTGCACATTTTAGAATCGCAACCACCTGCTTTGCCACATGATTCGCAACCAGCACAATCGCAACCGACTGTTGATTTAATGTGTGAATCTTTGTCCAAGGACATTTCCATTGTTTCTTCCATAACTTCTCCCTCTTGCTCTTCACCTTCGTACCAAGCAAAAAGGTGATGTACGGCTGATAATAAATGTTGAAGCGAATATTCTTCGTTGCTACCGTCACCCATTTCGCCTGCTTCGACCTGAATCAAAGTCGCTAGTGCTTGACGAGCAGAATCATACGCTTGTCTATCAAATTTGAGCAATTTATTACCATTATAGGATTTAGATAAATCCATAATTTCTTTTACTAAATCGGTCATGGTGTCCTTATCGCTCGTTGTTGATAATTGTAATGTATTTGAGGTTTTTTCGGTCTTCTTTTTATATTTACCGCCACGGGATTTATACTCCCTAACCACCCAAGCATTGGCTACGGCAGAAGGGTAAACATCAAACTTTCGTTTAGCCTCTCTTTTTATGCGGTTATATAATTCTTTGTCGGCTGGTTCTGAGTTCCCGCCACCTGAATTTATATCTTCGTAATTTGGCTTATCTTCTTTTTCAATCAGTTCTTCTACTTTCCACATGCCAGTTTCGCCTTCAACAGACTTAGCCAATACCAGTTGGCAGTTAGGATTTGCGGGTCTATCTACTAAAGACACCTCTACAATTTGCCCGTCAATAATCCGACCATTAGCAGCCTTTGTGTCGCGGACTACGCGTGGGTTTTTGATACCAATAGAAAAACCTTTAAGCACTCCTGTTTCAACCTTCTTAACTGAAATAGGGTCTACAACCTGAGTTAAAATATAATGTCCGTCTTTTTTCTTCTCATATTCTTTTGCTACACCTGCAGCAATTTGAGAGTGTTGTTCACGGATATTGCCACCTGACTTAAACCATTCGGGCATTGCAGCGTCAAGCCAAACATCATCACAAATCTGTTGGTCAATATCTACCGAATCATCTGTCGCTTTGCCATACACCATGAGCGTGCCGTCTGCGTTCCTGTCGGCTTTAATAATACTGAAAAACGCTGTTGTTAAGTTTGACATGTTTGCTTTGTCCTTTTTCTTTTCTCTTTCGGAAATCCCGTTTGCCCAAGTTCTACCTGCGTCACCACCCCATAATAGCCATGCAATGTAACCTGCGCTGTCTTTCCCCCACCCTTCGCCTTTTTTATCTACTTCGTGTCTAGCAAAATAAGACACCATGCGCCTAATAGTTTCTAAAGGTATTGACTGTCCGTTAGATAAAGAGCGAGCGCGAGCAACACCTACTTCTGTGCCACCTCGTCCATGTTCTCTCCGTAATTCAAGTCCCCGTTTAGCGTTATTTCTAACTGCTTGCGGTGGAACAAATCCTTCTGCCATTTATGCTGTGTAGGTAATTACTATTGCGCCTGCAGCAGAAGCCGCAGCAGAAATAGCGTAAACAATATCGCCTGCATTTACATAAAATATTTGTGAAGTGGCGTTAGCAATAGTTCTACCAATAGTTGCACCTGAGGTAGTAATAGTGCTATCGCCAATAAAGATTGCAGCGCTGTGTCCATTGTAGATATTTACAGGTGTTAATGGTTGTGCATTTTTATCTACTTGGAAAAGAATTGACGCGGTTGTTAGAGTGCTAGCGTTTACATGCTTAAATGCCATTTATTTCTCCTTAGTTAATAAGATTAGAATACCAATTAGTATTCGGAAATGTCTACCAAATCCATACCATAACCGCTATCTAAGGTCATAGGGAACTCGGAAGGTATAGGTAATAACGCGCAACGGCAATTAGGGTGAACAGGTGGTTCAGTATCGCCCGAAGGAAACGCCTCGCCTACCGCTCTTACTTCCCCTTCATTTTCAGCGCAATCATCACACGGGATAGCGGAAATCCATTCCATTTCCTCAACACCCATTTCTTGATAACGCTCTACGGTTGCAGTATTTATTGCTCTGCTTTGTTCTGTTACGGCAATAGTTAAAGCGCGAGAAGGGCTTGCTACTATATTTTCAATTAACTTTGCAGCGCGATTAGGTGCTAATCCAAGGGCAATGGAATCAGCGAGCGCGGAGCCTAATTTATCGTAATCAGCCGTGTTAATACCTTTAATGCTTATATTTAAGTCATCTAACATTTTCTTAAATGCGCCTGTTGGTTTTAATAGTAATGCAGCCGATTCCGAACCAGGTTTCCAATTTTCCCAATCTATAAAGCCTTCTAGGTTGTCGTTCTTAACGCCTTTGGCTTTATATTTTTTAGTTTTGCGTAATGCGTCATTTGCCGAGGTTCTGCCTAATACAAAACCGTCTGCCAATACTCGTTTAAGCACAACTTCCATGGGTTGCCTATTAAACTTAATGTTCATAATTGCCCATGCGCGAGCCTTAGCCCTAGCCATAGATAGTTTCTCGTCAGGGTTAGGGTGCGTATCAAGATAACCCTCATAAGCCATTAAAGCGTCAAAGGATTGTTTTATCGCTGCCCTAATTTTAGGAGCATTTTTAGTAGCGATACGCATGTCCGCCTTATGCGCTCCCCATATCATGCTAAATAGGCTTTGGCTAACGCTCTTGCGGTATCTAAATCATCATCTAATGCGCACCTATTTAATGCTTCGCCAACAATAGGGTCAATAGATTTGAACTCAAAGTTTCTACCGCGATTACCTTTTTTAACCCATTTTAGAAATGCTTTGACCTCTGTTTGGGCTTCAGCAGTTACTTCCTCAATACTTTGTTGTTCAGAACCAACGGGTGTTTGACCGTCTTGTTCTAGTACGGGCGCTGTAACTACATCTTGCGCGTTAATAATTCCTTCGGGTGAGAATAAATAGGTTCCCGCCCCCGCTACAAGTATTGGCATATCCGCTTGTGGAGTATCTAATAACGGCAAGCCCATTTCTGACCTACGCTCGTTAATAGTTTTGCCAGCAGAAGTAACTTCAATCTGCGCTTTTCTTGCACTAGCCTCGTCATCTGTGCGCTTAGACATCATTAACTTAAACTCTAATTCGCGTGGCATGCCTAGATAGGTATAAGACAAATTGGTAAGCATTTTGCCTACCCAGTTAACTAGGGGTTGCGCACCTAATAGTTCTGCGTTTTGTGCTTTACCGCTCTCAAATCCTGCTCCGCCTAATCCTGCCTTTGGGTTGTAGCCAATCTCTGTTGGTTGAACGCCAAAGTGTCCACAAATAGAAGCAATTAAAAAGTCGTCAAGAGTGTCCTTAAACTTCTCGCCATATCCGTCAAATTGTAATGGCTTAATACCAGCAGGTAATAGTCTTGCGCGTTTGCGTTGTTCTGTTTGTCCTGAAAGGTCATCGTTAAGGATATTTTCATAAGCGCGAATAAGGTCAGGGTTTGTTCCCCATGTAGCGTCTGTTTCGAACATAAGTTCGGGTAGCACACCGTCTGTATATTCTGCTCTTAGCCATTGTTGTCTGCGTAAATAAATATCCGCCAAAGGTAATGCGCGTTCAACAGGGCTTAAACCATAAACGCTAGTTGTTCTGCGGTTTTTAACCATGTAAGCCAAATCATCTGAGGTAAATTCACCGTCTGCGGTTGGGTCATCATTGTTAGCAGAAAACTCGCTACGAGGAAAACCATAAAGTATCTGTTGATATGCGGGTGCTGGTGCCATTGGTCGCATACCTCTATCGTCTAATAAAGGTTTAATAGTTGAGCCGTCAAGTATTTGTAAGCCAAACAAATCTCCGCCTACTGTTCTTTGAGGCCATACTGCCCATGCGTCAATAACTAAGATTTCTTCTAATGCGATATTTAACCAATCCGCAAAAGTTAATCCGTTAGCCTTATCAGGATTTTCCCAAAAGGTTCTTACGCGGTCAATCTCATTGTTAAACTTTTGTCTTGCTTGCGCCATAGCGCGAATGTGGTCTATGCCTGCTTCTGCTCCAATTTTCTCAGCAGCGTCTTGACCTAAAACAATATCAAATTCTAATCCAATAATTTTTGCTTTAATAACTTCAACACAACGACGAAGAATATCTATTTGGTCTGCGCTCGCTCTTAGCGTCTTAAATGGTGTAAACCGTGTTTCGGTTATGTTGATATTTTGTGCTACCTGATATTCATAACGCCTTGGGTCAGGTCTGCCGTCTTCTCGTAATGGATTTATAGCACCAGGTGTAATTGGTAAACCTGGTCCAAATGGAACCATTGCTAACCAAGGATTGCGTTGTAGCGGAACATTGTTGCCGTATGACTGTCCAATAGAACCACCAGCGCGATTGCGCATTTCTTGTTCGGTCATAGTTGTTGCACCAGCAGGTAAGTTAGGTGCTTTTTCTATTTGATTTGTAGCGATTATTTTTGCGATACGGTCGCGTAGACCCATGTGTATCTCCTTAGTTTGCGCCCCTTATGAATCAGGCTGTGAGTAATCATAGCGGTTTTGGTTCATGTTGTAATGGCGTTCCGCACTTAGCGCATATAACTGCCGATTTCGGTGAAGGCATTTTACAATTTGAGCAAAAGATAGCCATAGCAGATAGCGATACCATGCTTGCGCTTCCCTCGTTTAGTTCTGTTAATGCCCATACAAGTGCGTCAATTCTGTCAGGCGAGCGCAACATATCGGGTGTCCAACTAATCATTTGTTCTTCTAATTTAACAAACTCGCCAACATGGTGAACTCTGCCCTGTTCATATAAGGCAGAAATAGGTTCGGCTCTTACTCTTTTGCCTCTGCTCGCTGTAACTTTCTTAACTGGGATTGTTGGGTCTACTGTCCGTAATAAAATGCTAACCATATCTCCACCATTATTTACTTCGGCAACAATACGGTCTGCCTTAAACTCTTTATAAGCGTCTATTGCTACCCGCGCCCATGCGTCAGGGGTTGTTCGGGTTGAATAATCTGCCAATACATAAAACTTGCCGTCATTAGATAGCCCCGCAACGACAACGCCTGTTTCGTCTGAATCTTCTCCGCTCGTTACTGCGGGGTCTATGGCTACAACTATACGCATTAGTTGAGGTGCTGTCGCTAGGCGCATGTCGTCTATCATTTTTCTATTCCATAGTGCACCCTCAATATCGTCTAATAATTCGCCATATAGTTCTTGTCTGCCCGTTCTAGTACCCGTATATCGGGCTTGTAATTCTATGAGTGCAGCCTGAGATAGGTTTGAGGAGTTATCAAAGGTAGACCCTCGTGTTACATGAACCGAGCCGTCATTACGGCTTACCCACTCTCTTAAAATCCGAATAGGTTTTGGGGTTGTAGTAACTACCGCTCTTGGCATTTTGCCAATACGCAAAGCGGGAGCAATACCTTCGTGCCATGTTTCAAAGGGGTATCGCCATTTGGCTATTTCATCTGCCCATACTCCGCTTAGGTTAAATCCACGACCAGCGTCAGGGTTATCAGCGCCAAACATGTGTATTCTCTGTCCGTCTTTAAGTCTAATTTGCCAAGATGAGCGGTTATATTCAAAGTCCTCGCCATTAACTAGCCCTTTGCGCATTAAAACTCTGAGTATTCCGCTTGGACCCTCAACACACATCACACGGCAATCTCCAAAGGTTTCGGCAATAATCGCCCACTCGGTAGGCGCTCCGTCAGGTGCGGTAGGTGTTTCTAATACTCGGTCAATAAGCCACTCTGAACCTGTTCTAGTTTTGCCCCAACCACGACCAGCGAGAATTAGCCATACAACCCATTTACCTTCGGGCTCTTGTTGTTCGGGTCTGCCTATGTACCACCATGGGTCTTGCGTGTAAGCAAGGGCTTCATCTTGCGTAAGTGATTTAGCCCACGCCTCTTGTTCTTCTAGTGTCCATGACGCAACCTCTTCGGCAAGGCTTTTAGACATTATTCCTCAGATTTTTGAGCGTTTTTTTGTCTAATTATTTCTAGTAGGCGCTCTTTAGCGTCAAGCGAAATGTTAATAGGTGCGCCTTCAACGCCCGATAATTCTACCTTTTGTTGTCTGCCCCATTTCTTTGAATGAGAACGCTCTAGCCACCAGCCCGCAGCCTGCCAAGATTCTTCCGCAGCCTGTTGGATTTTATAAACATTACGCATTTCCGCAACGGCTCGTGAACGGGTTACTGTGTTACTTAATTCCCGAAATAGAGGTTTAGCCTTATCCTGCTCACCTTCTGCAAGCCAACGATATAAAGTTGTGCGACTGATACCTACATAATCGCAAGCAGTTTCAATATAGTTACCCGCTTCTAACGCTTTTCGCAGGTTTTCTATCAGTTCTTTAGTTAGTTTAGGTTTTCTGCCCGCCATGACTAGTTCCAGTTCTTTTCATTTAACAAATCTCTTTTAAGCATTGTAATGCTTTCGGCACAATGAGGGCATGGAATAGTAATCTTTGGCTCGTTCTCTCTATCTTGCGAAAATGCCTCAAACTTCTTCTCTAGGTTTGCTGCAACCTCATTTATGTCTGTTTGACTGTTGCCGTCTGTAACCTTTAGAAAATCAGGGTCTAATTTAATATCGGGAAAGAAAATGTCTAGGAACTCAGGGCTTGTAAACTCTTTTAACTCCAAGGCTAGGTCGCTTGTCCAAGTAGCATATTCTGAGGTTCTGTTATCCACGATACGGAACTCTTTAGCCTTCTTTTGGGGAAGGTCAGCAATAATTACTTGTATGTCCGAATAGCCTAGTTCTTTTAAGGCACGATAACGAGTATGCCCTGTAATTATAACCATTTCTTTATCTACAATAATTGGGGTCTGATAACCAAACTCAGCAATAGAGGCTTTGACCTTCTCTACGGCTATCTCGTTTTTACGCGGATTTCTCCAGTATGGAACAAGGCTATCTATGCTTACGGTTTGAACATTAAGACTTTTCTGTTCCATTTTGCGCCTCCATGTAATCTTTTCTAATCTTTATTTGTTTGTGGGTTTCCCAAGCCTGACCATACTTAACATTGTCAAACAACTTAGCAAACCCCGTTACATACTTTAATCGTGCTAATTCTTCCGCTTCCAAGCCCACTTCCGAACAGATTTCTTCATCTGACGCACCGTTCTTTAACATATTAAACACTATTTGACCCATTCCTGCAACAGAATGCTTACCGCGAGCGCGATTATGGCGAATAGTAGAAGCCATACGGTCATTTATATTTTTGTCAATAACCACAACGGGCAGTTTGCCGTCATTTAAGTCATAAAGGTCTTTATTGCGACGCATAGTTGTATAACGGTGAAAGCCGTCTACGATAATGTATTTTTCTAGTTCGTCATCATAAAAGGTAACTACTGGTTGGGTATAACCGTCATGGCTAATAGATACATATAACAAACGCATTTCGTTATCGGCTACGCTGTTTGGGTTGTAATCATTGGCTTGGACTTTTTCTATCGGCACCCATTGGACATTATCTATTGGTTGATTTTTGCGAGGGGATAGGGCAAACAGATATTTTTTTACCTCGTTTAAGAATTCTTGTTTGTTCTCAGAAGCGTTAAACGCCTCAAATAGCGGAACTGTTAATGTGGTTGGCAAACTTGGCACTTTGGGCTTCCTTCCTTGCTAATTGGGCGTCATTATAATTGCGGGCTTCCCAGTTACCCAGTTTAGTAAGTTCAACATCATTACACAAAATTGAGTTTACCTGCGATTTATAAAGTTCAGGACCCACCGAACGAGAATATCTACGCTCAATAGAAGCAAACTTTTTAGCAAACTTTTCTTGGTGTTTAGGGTCAGGAATCAGGTGTTTTAACAGATAATCCCGATACTCAACCCAATCCTTAAACATAAAAGGCACTTCATACACAAACCAATCCGCTTTACCCATTTTGCCAGCCGTATCTATGCCCGATATACGACGGGTTGCAGCCTGATAGGTTTCGGGTTCAATCTCTTGGAGCATAAATAAACTGTGAACTGCGGTTTCGTGGTGATAGTTAGACACCCGCATTTTCTTTACTGGGACGCCATAACGAAACATAGCGTCATAATGTTTGTTGTAATTCCAGTTATTGTCGTAAATGGCTTTCCATATATCTAGGTATGACCAATCATAAATAGGGTGAAAATTAAAATGTTTTAATCCTTTGTTTATTGTGTTACCCCATGTAATCCATTTATAGGTTGCGTCTTCCGTAACAGCCATAAATCTTGTGGGACTTTCTTCTGCCCTAACTCCAGTAAGCGCTGCAACCGCAGTATTAGGGTAAGTCTGACTAACTATTCCCTCCATTAAAGCAACAAAGCGGTCAATACCAAAAGTATTTTCTTTAATAGATATTGGGTCTTTATCTCTAACCCACTCTTCTCCTTCGCCCCAACAATTTAGCCATAATTCATTAGCCGAAGTAGCGTTCTGTAATCTAAAAGGTATCTGATACCAAAGTGGTTTTACTTCGGGGTCATACATGACCGTTTTTACATATTCAACGGTAGAAGCAAACTCGCATTCTTGGTCTAGCCAAAACACGGGAACGGGCAATCTACCCTTTTCGCGGGCTACTATTTTTGCTAATTCTAAAATTACCGTACTGTCTTTGCCACCCGAAAAAGAAACAATTACTTCGGGGAACTCGTCATAGATAAGGCGTATGCGGTTTAGCGATTCCTCAAACACCGTTTCATTTTTGTATATTTTCATTTCGCCCCTATGTACGCTATTGAACCGCCTATATCGTGTCCCATTGTAGACTCTTCGCCTATATGGTCAAATAGCGTTGGCACGGTTACAACCCATTCATGCCCAACATCTATCAAATAATCTTGCACCACAACATCAAAATGCTTTGCTCTATTAGGGTTCATAATTGTTTTGCCCTTTTCATCAAACCACGCCTCTACCTTGTCCATTAAATCTTGTTGGTTTATGTATATGACCGCTTGGTCATAAAATCCACGAGCAAAACAGCCTTTTGCGTATCCAGCCTCAGAGTATTTAATCATGTGCCTTTGGCGTGTAAAAAAGGTATAAATATCATTCGGCACTTTGTATTGTAAAGCCTCAAACCTATCGCGCCAATCAGGTACGGTAGTTACATCGTCCGTCATAATTAGGACAGGTTCATCTGTTTTAGCCAAGGCGGTTGCTTCTCTAACACACCTTTTATAGTTCCAAGTATGCCCTTGCCTATGTTGGTCGTTAAATATGACAAACTTATCTACCTTTGGGGCTATAAGTTTAATGAGGTCATTTAGATACTTTTGGCGGTTCGGGGTTGTAATTACTCCCGCAATCATTGTTTGCTCATGTCTATACGCACAACCGTAGATTTTTTATATTCTTTTATTACCTTTGCGCCTAATTTTATAAATATGTTTATGCTCATTGGGGTGCAATAAGCAAGCGCATAAGGGTAGCCAGCCTGTTTAACTACCCTAAATTGGTATTTAATAATTTCTTCGCCTAATCCTTGTTTTCTGTATTCGGGCGTTACATAGATATTTTTTACAACCGCGTATCCTTGCTTAAATACTATCCCGCAAAATCCAATAACCTTTTCGTTATATTTAGCGCAATAGAATTTGGTATTAGGTGTAATGCCTATTCTTTCTTTTTTGGCTTGCGCGACTAAATGTTCAATTTCTAAATATGAGCATGGCGCAATTTTAGGCTGCACCATAATAATTTCCCCAGTCGCACCTATTTATAAGTATTGTTGTTTCTACGGGTTCGCCCATTGTCCAGTATTTTTGTCCGTCAAGATAAAGGTAATAATAAGTTTTAGAATAAAATCTTTCTGCTCTACCGTATTCTCTAATAAGTCTAACCATTGTAGAGAAATCGTCTTCGGGGTCTAATACCCAATCTCTTACGGTGTATGAGTGCGGAGCGGTTTTAGCGTATGTGCGAGCAAACTTCCAAAATCTGTTTTCTATAAAATTGCGTACCCAAGCCTGTACATCGCTCGGCATTTCTAAGATTTCCATATTGCCCTCTTACTTTTTTGTTAACGCGCTCCTTGCTTCAAGCAAGTCGTCAATACTGTCCATAAGCAATTTTCGCCTGTTTGCCGTAACCCTATTCCCGTATCGGTCTTTTAATTGCTCGCTGATATAACGGATTGCCTCGTCAAGTTCGGCAACCGTAATCTCGTCTTCTTTAACATTTAACATTAACCAAAACTATACTCAGAATCGCTTTGGTTTTTCTTGTTTTTGCGTTTGTTGCGTTTTTCAGCATATAACAAAACCTGTTCTAACGAATAAAACACTTTTCGTCCTTCGCGCTTAACCCATTTAAGGTTGCCCCTAAATTGGATTTGTCTTAAATTGTTTATGGTTATACCAAGAGTTTTGGCAGTATCTTCGGCTGTAATCCATTCAGCGTTATCTACCATGACGGAGCCTCTTGTTTCTTTTTGGCGCGTGGCACGATACCTATGTCGGTTGCGTTAATTTCTAAAGAAGTTTTTTCTGTTCCGTCTTTACCTGTAAATGTATTTTGACGCATACTGCCTTGAACCATTACGGTATCGCCTTTTTTAACATTGTCTACAAGTTGCTCGGCTTTATCGCCAAATTGGACTACGCGGAACCACATAGTTTCTCCGTCAATCCATTCTTTATTTTTTTGAATACGCGGGGTATAAGCCAAAGAAAAAGTTGTGAGTGCTAAGTTTTCTTTTACAAACTTAATCTCGGGTTCAGTTCCAACATTGCCTTTTATTGTTACAGGTATGCTCATGAGCCTTCCTTCGTTATGATGACTGTTCCGTCATTTTGTAATAATACAACGGTTCCGTCAGGTTTGGCAAAACCATAATCTTCGGGTTCTGCCCATGAGGGAACCATGTGTCCTTTTTCTAAAGACGCTTTAGGGTTTAAGTGAATACTATTTGTGTTCAGGTTGTGACACCCATGATGAATCCGTATCAAGTTTGAGGCGGTATCTTTTCCGCCCCTAGAGCGCAATTTGCGGTGATGAAATGCCATGTCTGACTGTTCGGGCAGTCCGCATACTTCGCAGTAATTCCCTGCCCGCTCAGCGACTATATTAAATGCTTCTTTAGATTTCTTCGGGGATTTCTTCGTAGTCTTCTTCATCTCCAAAATCCGTGTCCCAAGGTGCGTCTATTGTTAAAGGCACTATTGGAGTTAAGAATCCCATTTAATACCACCTGTTCTCCTGCCAAAATGTCCATGCTTTACAAGGGCTACTATATCGCCTCTCAATATAATTTAATCCCCATGTAATTTGGGTCTGAGGGTCTTGCATGAATGCGTCCCTCTCTTCTTTAGAGTCGTTCCGCATGTGTCGTTGGGGTATTCCGTAATCATCGCTTGGGGATATTGCGGTGTAATCCCATGCTGATTCCTTGCCCCACATCATTCCAAGGCATTTCTGCTCTTCTTTGCCCCAACCGTATTCAGAAAATGCCATTTGATAGGCATATTCTTTAGGGGTCAAATTGGCATAAGGTTTAAGTAAAGGCGATTGCGCAATACTTGTATTTACTGATACAAGCCCTACCGTCAAAACGGCTATTAAAAGGATTTGTATTTTGCGCTTAACTGGGCTACCCCTTGCGCTCCTTAATACAAACCCCGCAGAGTTGGTCACCATAGTGCCAAGCGCCATATTTACATCTATCTAATTGGTTATCCATTTTTGTTCCTTTCGGGTTGGGAATGGACAGGTTTATTTTACTGTAATTGAATAAGACTCTCTTTTAATTACCGTTGTGAGCCTGCGTGGCGGTCTAAACATTTTTTGGTGTAATTGCCCATTAGGCTCCCTTAGAACAATTGTTCGAATCTCTTTTGCCGTTCCGTAATCATTAAATGAGTTATAGGCATTTACCGCGTCAATCGCGTTGCCATAACGATAGTACTCGGTTTTCTCATTATCTTCGGCAACCGCTATGCTAAATGTGTAATCGCTCATTCTACTAACTCCTTCATCATGTTATTTAGTTCGTCATAATCAAGGCTGTCTGCCATGTATGCGACATTATCGGGTGTGCTTTGGGCTTCTAACCCGCAAGATATTACAAACGCTTTATATGGGTTATCTTTGTCAGGATTTTCGTTTTTCATAAAATCTACTGCGCCCCTGTATATGCCTTCGTCATTGTTAATCCATAACGATACATTCCATGTGTCGTAGTTTTTCCAACCTTCGTATGTCGTATCGGTCATTATTCCGCCTCTCTTTTGATTGTGTATGAGTGATTACATGCCTTACATGTAACTTCTTGTTCTATGTTGCCCCAGTCGTCTGTATGAAAATCTTCGTCCCAATATACT